TATTTTATTGTTGTGGCGTACGTCTGGCGGTCAAATGCAGATGGTTAGATCATACGATGGCATTTTGCCGGCGACCATAGCGACTGAATTTCAGGCTGGTAGATATATTCTTATCTCTCAGTTCTCGGCTGCCCTTGGCCGGATGCGCGTCGGAATTTTTAACCCCAGTACTGGCGTTCTAACATGGTCTAGCTCTACCCTGGCCGGAGCTACCGCTTATCGCGGCTTCTTCCCCATTTACGGCACAGGCGATCAGCAACGCCTAAGGTATTATTATGGGGGAAGTAAATTTCCAATACATATATCTAGTACTGCTTGGTATGATCGTGTACTTACAGATAATGAAATCTTAAGAATCATACCAGCTTTAACAAAATAGGATCCTATTACTTATATTGTTGATGGTAATGGAAATCTAGTAGTAGACGAAAATGGAGAATCATTAATACTATGATTTACTTTTTAAAAAGACCAGATGAAGAAGGTAAAATTACTTTTCTATATAAAAATGAAGAGTATATTGAAACATGTAATTCATACTTATTAGAATCATATCCAGATGGATCTTTTTTATATATGATTCCTACAGATGATTACAAGTCTTATAATGATGATCCAGATTACTTGGGAACACAGAATACCATTAAGGCACCTTATTCAAAAGATAAGAACAATGTGGTATTCATGCAGTGACTACCAGACAAGTAATTAGGATTAGGATACCGCCCCCTGATTGGGGGCTTTCCCTAAAAACCTCAGACGAACAAATCCTACTCCGCATTACCTCAAAAGCAATACTTCCTGAAACAACTCAAACATCTTTCGTACACTCCTATAAAACTCCAAATTACTGCTTAACAATAACCTATATTGGAGGATATTAAATGAATGAATACTATCACATTAAATGAAGCTCTTAAGCAACGTGTGTATGATTCTGTTGCTATATCATCTATTACTGCTTCATCATTAAATGCTGACACTGGTGAATGTCCAGCAGGGATGAGAGCAGTACTAGGTTTTAATCTCTTTGATACTTGGGAATATGATTAAAAGTATGACACCCTGTCGGGGACAGAAGAACCATCAATCTCCCCTAACGGGGAGGTATAGAAGAGACTATAAGAGGATTATATATGTCGCCCGGAGTCGACATATAAATAGATGCACGAAAATGAAAAAGGATTCTTTTTTCTTAAAATTTGTTGAGCTTGACTAGTTAAGCAACTTAGCTCTAGGCACACTTTTCTATAATCGTGTTATACTAAGGTAAGCTAGGAAGTTAATCTAGCTAACTTTTAAGGCAAAGGTGGTACATGGGTTCTGATTTTAATTTGAGCTATCAAGCTACACCAACATTTCAGAAGGTCCATAGAGATCCTAGCAGCTACATCTTTGTTAGAGGTCCGGTTGGTTCTGGTAAATCTTCAGGTTGTATCTGGCATTTGTTCCTGAATGCCCTTAAGCAGAAGCCTGACCAGCGAGGTATGCGTAGAGTTCACTATGCAGTTATCCGTGCAACCTATCCTGAGCTTAAGTCTACGACTATTAAATCTTGGATAGAATGGTTTGGTCCTCTGCTTAAGATGGTATATTCTACTCCTATTAAAGGCAAGATTGAACTACCTTTAGAAGATGGTACACATCTTGATATGGAGCTTACTTTTATTGCTCTTGACAGAGAGGAAGAAGTTTCTAAGCTTCAGTCTTTAGAACTTACAGGTGCTCATGTAAACGAAGCAGCAGATATTCCGCTATCAGTAATACAGATGCTTAAGTCTCGTATTGGTAGATGGCCTTCAAGACGTAATGGTGGATGCACCCATAAGTTTATCATCTGTGATTATAACTCAGTTAATACTGAGCATGAACTTTATGATCTTGCAGAAAATGTTAGACCTGAGGGCTATTCGTTCTATACTCAGCCTTCTGCTCTTTTACTTGTAGATAAAGGTAAAGGCTTTGTAAAAGATCTTGATGGTAACGAATATATCATTAATCCAGAAGCAGAAAATCTAGCTACTGAGGATAATCCAGATGCAGGCGTAACTGCTGATTACTATATTGATCAGGTTAAGGGTGCTGCTTCTGATTGGATAAATGTTTATCTAATGAACAACTATGGTATGGCTAGACATGGTAAGCCGGTCTACTACATGTACAAGGATAACGTGCATTGCTCAGAAGAGCCTATTAAGCCTCTTCAAGGACTTCCTATTATCATTGGAGTTGATACGGGTCTTAACGTATCCGCTGCATTCACACAACTTACACCTCAGGGATCACTAATTTGTTTTGACGAGATTGTAACTGATGATTGTTCTATCATTGAGTTTTGTGAAGATCTACTATGGCCTAAACTTAGAAATCTTTACTCAGACTTTAAATATAAGTTGTATCTTGATCCCGCGTGTGCCCAGCGTAGCCAGAATGATAAGAAGTCTGCATTAGATATTTTTAGGGAGCATGGATTACCTATACAGCCAGCATCTACTAATGCTGATTTAGCAAGGCGTGAAGCAGTAATTTACTTTCTAAGAAAGCAGAATGGGTTCCTATTAAGTCCTGAATGTACTGGTTTAAGAAAGGGTTTCATTTCAGATTATCATTATCCAAAAGTTAAGAATACTGCTCTAACGAAGTTTAAAGATGAACCTGAAAAGAATTGGGCTTCGCATGTCCATGATGCTCTTCAGTATGCGGCACTTGAGCTTAAGGGTTCCAGAGTTGAATACAAACGTCCAACTAAGAGGACAAGTACTGCTGGCTCTCGCCGTGTTGGTGACTCCGTTGGTGGGTATTAGGTAAGGTTCTAAAGGAGAATATATAGATGGAATTAAGTATTGATAATGATCTCTCCCAAGAAGAAGAAAAGAAGGTTAGTACTGCCCAAGCGGTATTCTTTAATAGGTATGAAAATGCTTATGCTAAGTCTGTTTATGATCTTTTTAATGAAGTAAAAAATGCTAGGACTGAAGAGGAAGATGAGTGGCTTGAACTGCTAAAGCTTTATAAGGGTCTATACCCCGACGAAGTCTTAGAGAAGATTGGGGCCAATAGATGTAAGGCTTTCATGAGGCTTACTCGTAGTAAGGTTAAGACTGTTACTAGTCGCCTTATGGATTTGTTATTCCCGTCTAACAATGATAAGAATTGGGGTATTGCCCCTACTCCTATTCCGACTCTTACTGTTGAAGCTGAAAGAGCATTACTACAGAATGCTTCCCAGCAATTGGGTCGTGAAATTACTGCTAATGAATTACATGAGATGCTTAACATTGAAGCAAAGAAAGCATGTGATGCAATGGAGGCTGAGATTGAAGACATTCTTGAGGATGTAGACTACCGTAACATTATTAATAAAGTCATGTTCTCAGGTAATTTATATGGTACTGGTATTCTTAAAGGTGTACTCGCTAAGAATAAGAGCCGTACTTACTGGAAGAATATTGATGGTGAATGGATTCAGGAAGTACGAGAAGTAATCCAGCCATACATTGAGTTTGCTCCTATTTGGAGTACATACCTAGATTCATCTGTTACTGAACCAGAAGATATGAGATATGTCTTTCAGAGGCATGTCTATAATAAGCAGAAGATGTATGAACTTTCTAAGCGTTCAGATTTCAATGCTGAAGCTATTGATTCTTTCATGTGGATCTATCCTGGGGGTAATGCAGAGTGGCTTCAGTATGAGTTGGGTCTTCGTCATCTGACTGATCTTAGTGCTGATACTGATGGCAATAGAGCAGGCATGTATGAAGTCATAGAGTACACCTCATTTGATAGAGCTAGTACTTTGCGTAATCATAAAGTAGATGTTCCTGATGCCTTTGATGACAATGACTTTGTAGGCATTAATATGTGGGTTCTAGCAGGTGTGCCTATCCGTACTAGTATCTATCCGATTGATCCTGAGAATCCTCTTCCTTACTTCATTTATTACTATGATAAGACTGATGACTCGATCTATGGTGAAGGCGTAGCCTCTATCATGCGTGATACTCAGTCGTTGTTTAACTCTTCTATTAGGGCAATGATTGATAATGCTGCTATCTCTGCTGGTCCCATCATTGAAGCTAATGTAGATATTCTTGCTCAGGATGAAGATCCTGAAGATATATATCCTTTCCGAGTATTCCAGAGAGGTGGTACTGGTATTGAAGCTCAGTATCAGGCTCTTCGGATTACGAACATGCAGCCTTATACTTCACAGTATTTGCAGCTAGCAGACTTCTTCCATTCAATGTCTGATGAAGTTACTAATATTCCTAGATACCTTCATGGTGATACTACTGACCTATCAGGTGCAGGCCGTACTGCTCAGGGCCTAAGCATGATGTTGGGCTCTGCTCATATTGGTCTTAAAGATCAAGTTAAGACTTTTGATTTGAACATTACTCGTAAGTTTATTTCTGCTCTTTATTACTGGCTCATGGAGAACTCTGATAAGAATCATATTAAGGGTGATTATGAAATCATAGCAATGGGTACTACTGCTCTTATTGCTAAGGAGATTAAGCTTAACTCCCTAACTGCTATGCTTGCTAATACTAATAATCCTGATGATGCAGTACTAGTTAATAGAGATGCAATCTGGCGTGAGATCTTTAAGCTTATGGGTCTTGATTCTCAGGGTCTTATTAAGTCTCCCGAGGAAGTAGCTATGATTCGTCAGCAGCAGGCTCAACAGCAGCAACAGATGCTTGCCTTTGAACAGCAGCAGCAGATTGAAAGTCATAAGCCCAAGGAAGTTTCTATTAGAGAATATGAAGATAAGAAGAATGCTCAGGGAGCTACTGCTTATTCTGATGTAACTCAAGGTATGGTGTAGTAATAATGGAAAAGACTGAAAGAGAAGTACTTGATATTTTAAAGCAGCATAAAGGTACACAGTGTTTCTACACTTTAGAAGCTTATTTAAATCTTAAAAGAGATAAGGTAGTACGGCGCTTAGCAGATGCCGTTGAGAATTATGATATGTTTAGGGCTCAAGGAGAGCTAAAGTTTATTGAAGCTTTCCTTAAGGAAATTAATAGTACTGCTAAAGAACAAAAGGATAGAGGATAATTTGATATGACTGATATTTTAAAAGAAGAAGGTGATAGTTTTGAAGCTGCATGGGATGATCTTAATGGTACTGAGCGAGTCGTTGAGCAGGAAGTCGTTGAGATCGACATTGAAGATGAACCTGAAGTCGAACTTGAAAAGGAGGAAGTAAAGGAAGAGCCCGTAGTTTCTCAGGAAGACAGCCTAGAGTTTTTTACTACTAATTCTGAACCCAATCCTGAACTTATTAAGGAACAGGAAGAGCTTGTCTCTAAGGTTTCTACTAACAAGGAAGCTTCTAAGAATGTTGACTTGGCAGTAAAGAATAAGGACTATGATGAATTTGCATCAGAGTACCCCTCTCTTGTCGAACCTATTAAGGCCATTGCCTTTGAGGTTTCAAGAGTCGATGAGGTATTTAATTATATTACCCAGCTATGGGAAACTATTGATGACCTGCAAAAGCGGGTCTATGCCCTTTCTCCTGCTGTTGAGAAGTTGAAAGAAACG